GAATTCGGTTCGGTGTGCTTGCAGAACCTAACAGATTTACAGCTCAATCTGATTCTGGGAGATCAAAGCCTTGCATATGATTATAGTTATGAAAAATCTATAGACGAGGAAACCTATAATCAGATTAAGATTTATGCAAAGGGAGAGACAGATACAGAAAAGCAGTTTGTCGTGGTAAATGATAAGACTGCGGTATCTACATACGGACTCCTTATGTATTATGAGGCCTCTGATAAGATGAATGCTTCGGCTGCAAAATCAAAGGCAGATATTTTGCTAAAGCTTTATAACAGAGAATCCGAAACCCTAACCTTAAGCTGCCTTGGTGATACCAGAATCAGAGCCGGCACAAGCTTCTTCGGTAAAATTGAGGATATTGACTATAGCCAGAGACTAATCGTAAAATCGGTCACCCATAATTATCTCCCGATTCATACAATGGAAGTGGAGGCGATGCTATGATTAACGAGATTAAAGAGATTGTACAGAACTATATCAATAATGCAAAGCTGTGCAGTCTTATGCTTGGCACGGTTGTTGACAGTGGAATTATGATGAATGAAAAGCTTACGATTCCCGATGAGTTGATCAAAGGAAATCTTAAGAAATTTGCCTCACAGGGTGATAAGGTGAGAATTATTCGAAACCATGGAGGGAAGGAATTCTATGTGGTCGAAATCATTGATAAAGCCTTTATCACGAAGGGCTCGATTATCGCACTGTCCCTGAATGGCAGCACCAATGAATATAGAGTGGAGGATGTGAAAATATGATACCAAGCGCAAGCATAGACGTAACGCTTTCGTCATCGGACACCACGGAAACCTCAAGAACCTACAGGCTATCAAATGGTTCCATCCAAGGCTTTGTGGAGGAGCAGGAAGCATTACAGCAGGCGATTTATCTGATGCTTAATACAGAGAAGTATGAATATCCAATCTTTAGTTTTTCCTATGGAATTGAACTAGAGAACCTGATTGGACAGGATCAACTATATGTGCAAATGGAATTAATGCGTAGGATAAAGGAATGTCTTCTTACAGATGACAGAATTCAAAATGTAGAGAATTTTACATACAGTATTACGAAAGATTCCATTCTGTGTACCTTTGATGTGGTAAGCATTTATGGGATAAGTACATTTAATAAGGAGGTGAATGTTTGATGTTTGAAGAAATGACCTTTGAAAACATAGTGGCGGATATGCTTGGGCGTGTAACCTCGGATGTCGATAAGCGGGAAGGCTCCATAATCTATGACGCACTGGCTCCCTGTGCCTATCAGCTGGCGCAGGCATATTTTAATCTGAATAATTTTATTGACCTGGTATCGGGGGATACCGCAATTGGAGAATATCTTGATAGGGTTGTAGCAGATTACAGCATTACGCGAAAGAGTGCCACCTATGCCGTAAGAAAGATTGAGACCTCAGGAGCAGTCAGTATTGGAACAAGATGGGGCATAAATGGTAGTAGCTATGCAATTACAGCATTACTGTCTACAAATATCTATAGCGCCACCTGTGAACAGCTGGGCGATATCGGAAACCAATATTCGGGAGCAGTCGATAACATCGATAATGTATCCGGTATAACTGCGGCTTTGACCGACATAATAACACCGGGTGAAGAAGAGGAAACCGACGATAATTTACGCACCAGATTTTACACCCAGATCCAGTCAGCCGGCACAAGCGGAAATGCATACGACTACCGAAACTGGGCACTTGAAGTACCCGGATGTGGCGATGCCAAGGTATTTCCCCTCTGGAACGGAGCCGGAACAGTCAAGGTATTAGTAGTAGACGAAAACATGACAATTGACGTAGATTTACCGGAAGTTGTTGCGAATTATCTCGAAACAGTCCGTCCAATCGGTGCTACGGTGACTGTGGTAAGTCCGACTTCAAAAGAAATTGGAGTCACTGCAAATGTTAAACTAAATGGCACTAAGACGCTGGCAGACATAAGGACAACCTTTACAGCTGCACTTACTGTATACCTAAAAGATGCCGTATTTGAAACATATAGTGTAAGCTATGCCAAGATCGGTAACTTGTTGTTAACTACAGCCGGAGTAGAAGATTACAACACCCTGCTTGTTAACACCGGCACCGCAAACATAACCATACTTGATACTGAAATGCCTTTTACGGGAACAGTAACATTAGTGGAGGTGACTTAATTGGATTTGATGACAGTACTACCGGAGTATTATGCGGGCAACCGAACCATGGAGGAACTGCAGAAGATTCTGAGTACAGGTATTAATAACCAGGCAGCCGGACTTGATGAAACGATTGACCAGTGCTTTGTTAACACTGCTACCGCATTACTTAGCCGGTATGAAAAAATCTATGGCATCCAGGTTGATGTATCAAAGTCGGATGAATTTCGGCGTGAGCGAATCAAGGCGAAGATAAAGGGTGTTGGAACGGTTACAAAGCAAATGTTGATTGATACGGCAGCAGCTTATAGCAACGGAGAGGTCGAGGTGCTTGAGGACCCGGTAAATTATAGCTTTAAAGTTAAGTTTATTGGTACTCTTGGAGTACCGCAAAATATGGCCGATCTTATACTGACAATTGAAGAGATCAAGCCGGCACACCTAAAATATATTTTCGAATATATGTATAATGCAAATTCGCGATTGTCTTTATTTACTCATTCGCAGCTTGTAGTTTATACGCAATATCAATTAAGAAACGAGGTGCTTACGTAATGGCAACAAAAACTAAAAACTATGATTTAATCAAACCAACAGAGAATGATTATTATGATGTTAATGTACAAAACAACAATATGGATATTATTGATACAGCACTAAAAGAGGTAAGCGACAGCGATGATGCAAAGTTACAAATTGGCAAAGATTACAGACCCAATCTACTGATTAATGGCGATTTTCAAGTATGGCAGAGAGGAACATCATTTAATATTGCTGCTGGTGAAGTGAAGTATACAGCGGATAGGTGGATAGGCGATGGATTCGGTACTCATGCCTATACGGTATCTAAGGATACAAACGGAGTATTGCTTCCGGCATCGCCATCGGAAGTTAGGTCATTAGAAAACAGAATTGAATTAACTGATGCAGTAAGAAATAATGTTATTAATAAAAAAGTTTCGTACACTATTTCTGTTGATGGCATTATTTATACTGGTACCTGTGTCCTCACTAGCACGAGTGGTATAAACTTAAAGGGTGCAAGTGATACAAGCCTCAGGTTCGAGTGGAATGCTCTCGGATCAACCTGTATCTCAATATATATAACTTTTAGAGATGTTTTATCGCATATCGTAAATTATATTAAAGTAGAATTAAATGACCACGCCACATCCTTTATTTCAAAAAGTTATGGGGATGAGCTGATTGCATGTCAGAGATATTATGAAAAATATGATTTTAATAGTTCTGTTTGTCAATCAGGATATCAAGTAATTGGATTTCCATTTAAAGTTGATAAAAGAGTAAACCCAACTATGACATTTAAAAGTCAGAATGGTACATTAAACAAGCTCAGTGCTTGGGGAGCGCTTAATATTTATGCCACAGTGTTAAGCTCTATGATAAACACAGAAGGTGTTGAGCTGATTAATACAGATAATGCAGTTAGCGGTAGTCGTTATGTGTATAGTTGGGTTGCTGACGCAGAATTGTAGTAAGGAGGATTGATTATGAATAAGCACTACTTTAAGACTTGATGCAAATAACTGCATCACAAAAGGTTTCTCAGATGCATTTGAAGAGCCAATCAAAACAGATATTTGTATTACGCAAGAAGGTGGAAGGCTTTTTGAATTAAAAGGTGTAATTAATCTTCCACTGATTGACTTAAACGGTAGCAATCTATACAAATATTGAGATGGAACATATCTGAAACAACCGCAGAAGATGAAAATCGCAAAGATAACAGAAAGTAAAGAGAAGGTATAATTGTATCTTGTCGATAATTCGTACCTATTTACTGATGAAAAATATTATTCGGGTACTAATGATAAACAAAATTAACTTGCTTATGCCATTGCAGTATATCAAATGAAAGGACAATCAGGGGAAGTTAACCCGGTAATTAAATGGAAATCTAAGGCGAAGCTTGTATGGAATGGGCAATTGATAATATTACAGATTTAACAGTTGGAATATCTGAAGATGTAACTCCATTGGTTTCTTTGTAACAATCACTAGAGGTTCAGATTAATAACTGTATCTCAAGGGATGATATTGATAAGGTGGTCATCTACTATGAAGAGGTTTATTAAGCGTTGTATTCTCTAGATGATAGATGAGATAAAACTTACTTTTTCATTGAGATTTTATTAGAGGATACCCCATATAAGCAATTAGCAATATTAACAAGCAAAATGAAGCACCATTACGGTGCTGTTTTTATGCTATAAAAAGGATGGTAATCATGCGTGAGAGAATATATAACACGATATTGGCTTGAAGTAATTTTTGGCTTTGCGTTATCCGGAATAGGCTTCTGTTTTCGAGGAATGTATGCTCAGTTTAAGGCTTTAAAGCTTGGCATGCAGGCGATTTTAAGAGACAGAATTATAGAGCAGTATAACAAGTGGACAGAGAAAGATTTTATACCAATCTATGCGCTCGAAAATGTAGAAGCCATGTACCTGGAATATCATGCACTTGGTGGTAACGGAACGATAACAAAACTTTACGAAGAGCTGCAGGAATTATCAAAAAGAAAGATGGAATTAATGTAAATTATTGAAGAGCATAATTTACACTTAGAAGTTTGTGCCTGCGTAATCCTCGGCACAAACTAATTCAAAG